ACTCTACCTTTTCCTCATTATTAATTACAACTGTAGCGGTGGCACCATTTCCATCACCATTGATTGGAACGTTTGTATATACGTTTGCTGTTCCTAAACCAACTCCTCTATTCTGAATGATAACTGCCTTGAGTTGTCCACTAGTTGATGCATTATCTCTTACTGTTGCATATAAATTATTTGTTTCCCAATCTTTGGGAACAGGCACATAATTTGTGGATTCAAATTTAATCAGATCACTAGGTTTAATAGTGTACAAGTATTTCCACAAATAACCATCACCACTAGAACCAGCAGATCTTGGTTCTAGATCAGTAAAAATTGGTTCATCTAGAGATGGATTTCCCTCAAAATTGTTTTCTGGGGATGCTCCATTATGAATGCAAACATAAACTCTATAATCACTATTCAGAACATAATAGTTACTATTATACAGATTTGTTTCATTATCAGTTGGGTTTGGATCCAACGCACTGATATCGTGTCTGTACATACTATATGTTTGTCCAGAAGTCCAAACATTTTTTCTAACTACTTGAGTAACATCTCCTCCAGTTACTCTTTTCAATCCAATCATAGTGTCCCAATATTCGTTCAATTGATTAACATTATCAATTGGAGATGGAGGCGTCACATTCCATTCTGTATCAATATCAGTTGGATTTGGAAGTCCAATAAAAGTATAGTAGGAGTTAGAAACTGATCCAACTCCAGTTACAAAATTTTTAGCATTTAATATACGAATTTGGTCAGTGATTATAGCGGACATTTTTTGTTTTTTTCTTTATTTATGAGTTATAATCAGAAGACTTGAGCGGGAATACTCTTCTAACAATTGCAGATGTACTTATTCCAGTAGAACCATTTGTGGTATATGCATTAAATTCCAAGGTATCAGATCTTGAACCAAGGTTGATTCTACCCCAGGAATATTCTCCATAAAAACTTGTTAGAGATGAACCGACAAAGGAATCAAAAGATGAGACACTAACAGTGACCCTTCTAACATTTGTTAAACCTATTCCCTGGATGTTTCTCTGCTCAATTGATGATGCGGCAACCTCATAAACATTATCTAAGCATTGAGTTCCAATTCCAAGAACGGAACCATTTTGATATAGAGAGGTGAATCCACTTCCTACATTGGAGTTATGAACTGTAAAGTAGAATCCAGTCTGTATTCCACTGATATTTGTAGATCCTGATCCAGTCACTGTGGAATTTCTAATATAAGAATTTAAAGGTATGAACAGATCAAAAACTAATCCAGTTGAAGCAACTCCTACAGATGTTGTTGTTACACCAACTATAACACCAAAATCACCTTCATAACTTGAAACAACATTCTTTTCTAGTTTTATGGTTGGTGGAGCAATTAAAATTGATGGGGGATCAATTGAAGAATAACCCGTTCCAGCATTAACAATAGAAATTGAGGTTACTGATCCTCCACTTATAACTGAGGTTACGATTGCTGTAGTTCCAATTCCTATTGGTGAAGAAATAACAACATCTGGAGATGTGCTATATCCTACACCACCATTCGAAATATAAATGTTAGTTATAGTTCCAGCAATAGAAACTGAAGCAGTTGCAGCAGCTCCAACCAAATCTTCTTGTGATATAAGTTCTATAGTCTTTTGTTTAACGTTTCCTGGAACTTCATTATTTGGATCAAAGAAAGTTTTTACACTCTCTACAAATATTTGAGTTGATGCTGAACCAACTGATTGAATGATATTTGTGGTTGGATTTACAAGAGGTTCGTATAAAGATCTTGCTTTACTTACTATCTTTCCATTAATAATTAAATCACTAGTTTGCTTACACCAAGTAACTGGTCTTAAGCAGTTTGGATCATTTGATATTCCAACACCATTATATGGAGTAGTGTAAACAGAATCTGTAGATTCAACAAGAGTTACTACTCTTTCCTCCTGAGTTGTGGAATTTGCACAGGTATTTTTATTTTTAACAATAGTTAAATCATCACCTTCTTTTATAGTTTCAACTATATCAACGTCAACAACGTCAACCTGCGATGTTCCTCTATAGAAAACTACCTTACACTTGTCACCAGAATTTGGAATATTTTCAACAGGTCCTTTTGGAGCCTCAGTAAAGGTAATAAAACTACCTCCATTGAATTGATAAGATTCACCAGGAACCTGTAAAATATCATTAATAAAGATGAGTAATGTGTCTCTTACGCTAATATTAGATCCTTTTTTAGCTCTTATGGTAACTGGACTGTTATTTAATCTCAACTGGAACACTTTTCTGGTTCCATCAAAGAATCTTTCAAAACTATCTAATACTTGAAGTTGACCAACGTTCCAACCAGCAAACTCATCATAGAAAACTCTTTCTATGTTCAATCTAAATTCTGAGAAAGGAATGTTTGGATTTGTAGGAATTCCTGTTAATCCACCAACGGGAACAGTAAGAAGTTCTGTATTTCCATATGCATAACCAGTATTTGTAATTTCAAAATTAATTACACTAGAACCCTGACCTACAATAATATCAACCTTAGCTTCAGATCCAATTCCATTTCCAGGTGAAGATGAACTATAAACTAGTGGAATATTTGAATAAGGTAATGGTGAATCAATAAGAACAATAGGAGGTTGAGATGATGTGAATCCTGTTCCTGGATTTGTAATTACAATATTAGTTGAAATGTGCCCATTTGTTACCGTGGTAAATCCAATAAACGTCTCATAATTTCTATTGCCATATGAAGTTTGAACGCCAATGTTTACAATACCAGATGTTGGGGAATTTAATCGTACAACTGCGGTATTGGAAGTTCCAACTCCTACAGTAGAAGAAGATGCTACATTAATTCTTACAAAGGTGTCTCCAATACTTACAATGTTTGCAGCCTTAATGTCTCCGACACTAATTGAATTTGATGTTGAGAAATTAAGTTTTCCAAAAACTCCATTTTGGTTTGCAATGTAAAGTACAGTGCTTCCAATTCCGATCGGATGGTTTACTACAGTTTCAATTTCGTATGATGATGAACCTCTGTATCCAGAACCAATAGTACCAATTCCGAAGGAACTGATAGTACCCAATCCAGATATTATTGCAGTAGCTCCTGCAGATACTAGAGGTTGATATCCAAGACCTCCTGTAGACCCTACAGCGATGATAACACCTCCGATAGGTACACTAGCACTGTTTGGATCCGAAAGGACGGATGCGGGAGAACCTGTAAATGTAATACTAGTAATTCCTGCAGTTTCCTGAATAATATAGTCTTTGGTTGCTATTTGATCACCTTGTGGTTCTTGGAATACTCCATTTATCAGAACAATAGCGTTACCTGTAGCAATTCCAGTAACATTTTGTGAGTTTACCTTCAGATCAAAATCATCTACTGTTCCGATAAATTGATGAGAAATATCATCAAAAATGTAGTTAGTTGAATAAGTATCAACCGTCGAATTTATAGTTCCAGACCTTATGAAGGATCTTCCATGGAATTTAGAACTTGTCGTTATTCCAGTCCAATCTCTCTCGTTTGGTGAATTTGTTGTAGAACCTATTGGAGTGTTTCCTTCAGGTGCGTCTACAAAATAAATCTTATTATTAACAATATTGTAATTACCATTAACTTTTGTGATCAAAGATCCAGATGAGTGTGCTGCGGATACAGTTCCCATCCAAGGTCTATCAACCAACACAACTGTTGTAGAACCAAAACCAACGGTGTTGATTTTCATTATTTCATTACCAATCTTGATTAAATCACCACCATAGAATGAAGTAATTCCAACAAAATTCAATCTAGCATCAAAACTTGTAATAGTTGATGCCAAACTTGTAGTAACTGCTGTTGATACTATAGGTGATTGAATGAAATTATCAATACTAATTAATACCCTAGAGTTTTGATTGGATGAAGTGAGTGTATGCTTACTTCCTATTCCAACACTTGTGAAATTAAGTGGTATTGCTACTTCAGATAAAGCATCTTGTGCGGATCGAGCAAGTTTAATCTTTGCCTCATCAACTTTAATAGCATAAACTGTAGATGGAAGAAGGGAAGTGGTTCCAATTCCAGCAAAAGATGTTGATGCAATTCCAATAGCATTTGTTACATTTGAAGATGGTGAGGTATAAGTTAGTTTTTCTCCAGTTACGAAGAAGTGATTTGGAATTAGAATAGTATTTGTAGCAACATCAACCGTTGTTGAACTGCTACCAACAAATGTGCGCTCAAAAATTTGATTTCCTTTATGAGTTAAATTGAAATCTTTTCTGACCGATTTTTCAATACCGGTATATTCTCCATAACCAGACTCAATTTCGCCATTGTTAAGATCTATTAATGCAAGTTCAATTTCATCATCCTGAAGACTGAGAGAATTTTGGAAAACTCTAACTTGAGTCTCTGTATTTGCATTAGGAGTAAAATATAGATTTACTTTATTTGAAGTAGTTGTGCCTATTCCAATTGTTCCAATTCCGCTTCCAGTTTCAATAATTCCATATTCAACAAAATATGCATTATCATCATCAGTTATTGAAACAACCTCCGACATTCTATATTGGTTATTTGTAAGATCTTCAATACTTACAATGCAATATGAAGATTCGTGTGGTGATTGGAACTGAGAAATTTGAACTTGAACTGGAGCCGTAGTAGAAGCTATTGAAGTAACTGTAGAATTGAGATCACCAGTTTGTAAAACTGTTGTTCCAACTCCAACTGAAGAAGTATTTGATATTGATACACAAATAGTGTTTGCTATCAAGGATGCTCCCAATCCAACTCTTGGAACAAAATCAACATTAATTAGTGATGAAAGTGCATCATAATAAACCACATAGGTTCCTATACCAGGAGATCCAAATGAGGTCAGATTGTCATTAGAAAGTTGACCGTACTCCAACAGGTTAACATCAGTACCGTCAAAAAGAACACTAAGTTCATTTGATTGGTAAACATTATTATCTACATCATTTACAAGAACTAAAATCTTAGAAGACCTATATGTTGATGCAATTCCAACAACAGTTGTAGTTATTCCAGACTGAATTTCTATGCTATCAGTTACAATGTTTACAGAATCTCCTAGAGAAACTGTTCCAATTCCAGAGAATGCATCTTCTAATCCATAAGAAACGTGAGAAACATTATAATCATTTACTTCAAAATCAATTGGATAATAAAGAAATTGTAAATCTAATCCAGAAATTTTGAAATCAAAAGATCCAAGATCTCTATAAGTATTGACTTTTGCATATTGATTCGAAAATATATTGGATCCATCGTGGAGAACCGAAATCAACATTAATTGACGTTCTTTAGAAAATACCTTATCTCTAATGTGAACAAAATATTTTCTATAATGAGAATCAACACTTGAATACCCAACTACAGAAAAATTGGTTGGTCTTGGAGTGCTGTTGAATTGTGGACTTATATCATCAATTAGTAATACTCTGTTTCCAATTGACTCAGAATAATCCATCAAAGTTTTATTATTGAATAAAATTTGATTGGATAGTGTCTCCGAGGCAATTGAGAAAGAAGTTTCGGTTACCAAATCAAAATTAAATGTACAGTTGGTATCAACTTCTTCAACAATATCAACCAAAGTTTCGGTTGCATTTTGAGCTATTATTGGTGATCCAGAAACTGAAGGAGAAGACTCAACTATTAGATCACTAAACTTTAGGAATCCTGATGTATGATTGAGTGAATCTACAGCACTATCCCAAACATCATATGAAACTTTGGACTTAAGAGAATATGAAAAATCTTGATAGTATTCATTGTCATGAACTCTTTGAGTAGAATTGTTGAGAATACCAGTCTCATACTCCCATCCACTAGAAACTAAAGAACTACTATCTAGATTTACATACGCATCAAAATCAATTTTGCTTCTAATTATTCCTTGCGTATTTGAGGTCTTACCAGTTACAGTTTCTCCAATTTTAAAATCACTATCGGAAGAAACTTTTAATAACTCAATGTTTGAGTTCCAACTTTCAATAACACCATTATAACCATTTGTAGTTTCAACTTCTTCACCAATGATAAAGTTATTCTTCTTCAAGATTGCCTTAAAGGTTGGGAAATCCTTTTCTGGAATGATTCTTCCAGAAGTAATTTCCGAATCAAAAATACCTGGATATTCTCCATCAGATAAGAAGTCAGAAAGATTATATGTTACTGATCCTATACCACCAATATTTTGATCGACTTCTGTTAATGTAAAGAGTTGATAGTTATATTGAGAAGAATTATATCCTTTTCCTAAAGTTGTAATTCCAATATTTTCAATTAAAACACGATCACCAACTTCAAATGGGAATGTATTATCCGTGCTAAATCCAACACCCATCTTAACAGTGACATTTTTAGTTGATGGGTTAAATGATATAGATCCAATTCCTACGCCATTAGAATTATTTACAGGGATAAAGATTGGATCAACATTGGAGATTCCAAAAGTGTTCTTTTCAATCTTTAATTCTTTACTTCTAAAATCAAATCTCAATATAACATCATTTACAACATTTTTTCTAAATCCATCTAAAACAATAATTCTAGGAGGAACCAAGTAATTTTTACCATATGTAAGAACATCAATTTTTTCAAATGAAGTTAATTGTTCCATTTTCAAAATTTCTGGAACATTAACTATTGGTTTTAAAGTAAAGTCTGTTGGATAATTAAATCCAATATCATCAATTTTTGTTGATATAATTTTTCCAATTGATCTACTTTGAGGTTCTAAAATAGCACCAGAACCATTTTGAGTAGAAACGGTTGAAATTCCTGGTAATACTTTATAATTTATTCCTCTATTATTAACTTTAATCTTTGTTATAGATCCAGATTCTGTTAATGATGAAGTATCATAAGTTATAAAGGCTTCGGAAGTAGTGTATGAAGATTTTTCGGGTACATTCTGAATATCATAACTAAATGTTGTGCTAGTTATTCCTGAAACAGAATAAGATCCACTATATCCGCTGTTTAATAATGTTATTTGATTGTTGTTAACAACCTCTTTATCAATAATTTTTTCAAATTTATCACTATTTCTTGTAATTGAATTATCTAAAGGAGTCAAGTCGTAATAAAGTGTTGTTGGAGTAGTATTTTTAATTCTAATGGTTACTGATGCAGATTCATCAATACCAACTCTTCCAGTAGATCTAATTACTTCAAAATTATTAGACTGTACAGAAGAATCAAATAAGAAATTGAATTCAGAATCTTTAAAGATATTAAATTCAAAGGCAGGATATCTTTGTAGATTTCTTACAACAGATAAAGATGAATCTGATAAATCAAATTTAACAGATGAATTTTTATAGAGTTTGATTGGTGGATTTATTGGCGAAAGTGTTCCATCAGTTGCAGATGTAATATCAACAAATATTGGATTTTCAGAAAAAACTTTGTGTCTATCTTCACATAATTTTATCTTGTCTTTAGTAAAGGAAAATACATAATAAATTCTATTGTTTTCCAATCCACCAGATGGTGAGTTTGCAGTGTATACTACTTTATCCCCATTCTTAAAGTCATGATTTTGTAAGTAAATAGAATTTTCAGTTAAATCAATATCTGAGGATAAGAAACTCTTAGGATTGATTAGAATTCTTCTATTATAATCATCATACTTTACAATAATAGTAGATCCTATAGATGGATTTACATCAATTTTTACATTATCTTTTAAATTGAGGTTGTGAGTAGATGCAGTCGATACAGTTACTGTGTTCTTACTTACTAAACACTTAAGAACATTATTTTTTACAGTTGTAAAACTGTGATATACACCGGTACCGATTCCAGTGAAATACAAAATACTATTAGAAGTACTTGCAACTCCTACAAAGTTACCAGAGGAGTTCAAATATACTTTAACAGTTGAAATTCCAATTAGATCATCTGAAAACTTGGCTGCATAAACTGTTTGTAAATTTGTAAGAGATGATGTTGAAATACCATTTGTGGATATGGAAATAGGGCTTCCATTACCACTTGAGTAGATTAGTAAATCTCCAGTTTTTAATTGGTGATTTGGTAAATACAAAGTTCTTGTTGGTATGAACTTTTGTGTGACTCCAACTCCGGGGTTTGAGAATGATAATGTTGTTCCAATCCCTACTCCGGCAATAGTTCCTAATCCAACTGTTTCAATTGGATTGAAATATAATTTTCTATCAATTTCAAAATTATTTTGTCCCTTGATATTGTGTGTAAAAGTAAAGGTTCTTGAATCATTGTAAATTACTGTTGTTGCAGTGTGTGCTGCACCAGTTGTTCCATTATATTCTCTGTTAACTCTTATTCTAGATTGTGCTAGGTCAATATTAAGGACTTTTACTTTTTCAGATTCAATGGTTAAAATATCATCTTCTCTAAGATATGGGAAAGAAATATTACCATCAACAAAGATGTATGTGGTAATACCGGTAGTTGCTGAGTTTGCTAACTCTTGAGTTAGAATATAAAAACTAGAAGATACTCCTATGTTATACGATCCGTAGATATCTGATGTAGAAGTATTAATTCCCGAAATACGGGTAAGATTATCATTGTTTAAATTATGGGGATATTCGGTAAATGCAATTATTTCACCACCACGAGATGGTAATAATTGAACATCAGTAATGAAAGTTGTACCAACACTAATGTTCGAAACTGTTTTTCCAGAAACTCTTTCTACAGTTGCATTTGCATTTACTCCGCCGCTATTTAAATTATCAAAGATAACAGAATTATTTACCTTATAGTTTACTCCTCCAGTTAAAATACCAACAGATTCAATTGTTCCTACCGATGTGGATATAATTGTAGAATTGTGATTCTTAAAGTTATTTGGATTAAAGATATAATCATAGTAACTGGTTCTTAAGAATGATGTATTTCTAAACCAATCTGTCTCATTAAGATCTATTGAATTTTGATTGGAAAATGCACTGAAATTAAATTTATTTGGTTTTGACTTAAAGCTGTCTCCAATTAAATATGGGAACTTGGGTTTTCTATAATTATTGAATACTCCACCAACAGAAGGAAGAGATTCTATAGAAGCAAAATATGCATATGTACCATTTGGATAATCTGGTGTTACACAGAATCTTCCATTATGTTCATCAAGATCAGAATTTCCAATATAATCGTGATCTTCTATAAAAAATCCTAATGGATATGATAGTTTTCCATCAACATATTCGGGAGGTCTGTTCGCTTTCAGTGTAGCAACATAACCAGAAGTTAGTAACTTGACTGTTCCTCCTGATTTTTCAGTATAACCATATGGGCCATAAATTGGATTTCCATCATATGCCCAACCAATTATTGGTGAATGATTTTTTGAAGAAATTTCTACGCCAGCATTATTTTTAATAATATCAGTATCAACTTTTAAATTATCAATAGAGCGTGAATATACAGACTCGCGCAGTTTTCTTGGAGCATATAGATGATAATATTGTAACTGTTCTTTCTTGTTAGATGATACCTCTAAGAATCCGTCATCAGCTCCAATATTGTGAATATTCTTTTCTACAACATTAATTGTCCATTTTTGGATATTTGCATTTAGATTGCATCCTTGACCTGCAGGAATCACACTGATGGAGGTTCCTGGTGTATAATTATTTCCTCCTCTAATGATTTTAACGGAGATAATTTCTCCATTAGAAATTATCGGTGTTAACTTGGCACCATAACCATCACCCCTTATCACAAGATCAGGTGGTGAATTATATTCAGATCCTCCAGAAAGGACTAAAACATCAACTATTGAACCATTTGATACTACTGGTTGAAGTTCTGCATTTTTACCACTCTTCAATATAAAGTTAGGTTGCTTCACAAAGTTAATAATCTCAGAGCTTCCATATGAAGAACCGGATTCAACAACATCAATAGATTCTAGTTCACCTCTGAAAACTGGTTGGATTTTTGCCTCAAAAATGCTTAGATCTTGATTGAACAGTGTAGTAATTCCAATATTGCCAGAAACTGTTACAGTAATCTCAGGATATTTGAAGAACTGAGTTCCTAATCCAGAAGATCTCAGATTAACGTATTTTTTGCTATCATAGTAAAAATACTCTGAAGTATTTCCAACTCCTACTTCACAAAGTTTAAAATTATTAAAGTCAACAACATCTACAAAATAAGTTGTACTTGGTACAAGTCCTTCTATTGATGTTCCTTCAGAATAATAGGTTACTTTTTCTCCACTGGAATAACCGTGTCTATTAATATTAATTTGATCTATTGCAGTATTAACTCCTACTATAGATCTTTTTTTAGTGCAATATCCAGAACCAGAATTTATAACTTCAATTCCGGCAATAATTTTTTTACTTGAGTAAGATTTAAGTTCCTGAACTCCCGCACCAGGAGACAAGGAAATAGTATTTAATCCAACGATAGCATCATCTTGGTTGGAATGTAATTTAATCGTATTGAAATCTACTACAGAAACATAATAATCTGAATTTGTAACTAATCCAGAAACTGCAGTTTGTCCGTAGTTATTGTATATTACTCTCTCAGAATTTCTAAATTTGTGATAAGTTGTAAATCCGATTGTATTATTGTTGGTATTAATACCAGACAGAGCATTAAAAAATACGTTATGCTCAACATCTTTTAATGTAACTTCAGCAAGAGCACCTGTTCCATTACCTCCAGTAATTGTAATTACTGGTTTTGAAATATAATCAAATCCTGGGTCTTTGAGATCAATTCTTTTCAGAGATCCAATTACTGAACAAGTTCCTGTTGCACCAACTCCAGTTGGATCACTTATTTCAAGCACTGGTGGGTTAATAACATCATAATTAGATCCAGGTGATGTTACGTCAATACTTTCAAGTTTTCCATAGAAAATAGAGTCTTGGGACTTATAATTTAAAATTTCTACACCATTAACAAGTATACCAACAGATCCTGGTTTTGTTTCGTGACCTCCACCAAAATCTACTGGATCTTTAATCTCCCTTAAAATATTTTGAGGATAAAGAGACTTATTATAAAAATCAATATAATCTAATTTATTTCCACTTATAGAACCTGTAAAAGTTACAAACTCACCTTCATACAGATTTGATCTACTTCTAGCAAGTTTTATTGAGGTATTATCAACTCTCTTAACAAAATATATTCCTGAATTTAATCCTAAGAATGTTTGATTTTCTGGACCACTATAATAAACAGAATCACCTGTATATAATTCGTGATCAGATAAATTTGGATTTGATGTGGAAAGATTTAAAGTTGTATCTTCACTATAAATCCCATCTTGAAGTACAAAAGATTTATTAAATGCATTAATACTTACAGGGTCTATACCACTATAATAACTTGGAATTGATGAGGATGAAACTAAAATTTCATCCTTGAAATTTAGGTATGTATTTTGAACGTTTGTAGTATAATTGGAGATATTTGGATACTTTAAGGAGAATGCCTTTGAGATTGTTTTTCTTAAAGTATAATCTATTGTCTGATTTAAACTTTGCCCAAAAGATGTAGTAAAAGTATTGGAATCGACTATTCCAATTACTGTTCCAGTTACACCTCTAATAGTGTTACTCGTTAATGTTACTCTATCACCAACGTTGATTGAATTTTCATTTGGAGTTCTTAAATTATAGATATATTCATTTCTACCTTCATCTCTTCTGATAAAACTAGTAATTCTTACTGATTCGTATCTATTTGGGATATTTAAAATCCACTCATTCTTTTTAGAATCATCACTTATGATACCTAAAGATTTAATTCTAATTTTTTCATTAGGTGAAAAATAATATGTGTCACCTTCTATTTTCAAATCAGAAAGTACTGATCTAACTCTCAGTTTAACTTCACTTGAGTCTTCTTTCGAATATCCAAAGCAATAAACATCCAGAGTTACTGGAGACCCAGCCTCAAAGGCAATAGAAAGACCTTGTACGCCTAAAAACTGTGTATTTGTCTTATCAGCATAAGTAACAGTTTCCTCTACTCCCTGACTGTTTCTGATAATTAATGTGCCAGAAACAGGGAATCCTACTGTAGAGTCAACATCAATAAATGTAGATCCAATAGAAGTTTCTAAAGTTAGTGTTGTTTTTGGATGAACAGAAAAAGTTCCAAAGACACTTCCTCTTAGGTTAATATCTTTAGCATAATCATAATCCAAACTTATTTTATAATAACTTTCTTCAGAAAAACTAACCTTTTCTACCTTAGATATTGAACCGTAAGCCTTGGGGATATTATATTGAGAATATTCATTCTGATACAAAGTTTGGTTCAGTAATTGATAAGGATCACCTTCAACCAATTCCGTGACCAAATCTAAACTAACTCTATAACCAGCAGAAGAGGGTTTGATTAAAAAGTCTCTTGGTTTGATAACTTGAACATCTTCTCCGTATAATGCTCTGAAAAGGAGTTCAAATGACTGATCAGTTCCTTTTGAGGTATAGAAGTCATTTGACTGCTTTATGAAGACGTTCTGATTGATTTCGCTGGATAACCTATCTTCAAATCCAGGAATAAATTGCTTTTTAACTTTTTTAAGAAATTCTTTTAGAAAAAGAACATTTAAGTTAATTACTTTAGTTCCTAAAGTATGTTCTTGCGCTTCACTCTGACTAAAAATTAACTTATCAGTTTTTTGCGAATCTTCGTATGACGTTACACCACTGAATCCTCTTGAACAACCAGATAAAGTATCTGGATACTCGAAAGTTGGGTTAGACTTTGAAAGAGCGGAATATAAGATAATTTCATCATCAATCTTAACCAGTCCATTGGTTTCTGGGAAACCTTTAATGGTTGTTGGATCAATTCTGATATCAGTTTCAAAAAAACTAATATCTTGAGTAAGAGTAGTCTCTTCAACTAAATTTGTAAGATTATCAATCTTTAAATATCTGTCAATATTCTCAAGTAAATCTTTTGGAGCACCTTGATATTCTTGAGATTTGTAATATTGAGTTAAGAATTCTGCTACAAGAGGAAAGTCCTCTCGCACAAAGGAAGGAAGTTGATTTTTTACAACTGAAGAAACTTTTACTCTATTTTCTGTCATTACTTTATCTTACAAGAAGTCCGTTTGAATAACTTGAGGATACGATGTAGTCTTTTCCTGAAGGATTTGTTCCAGATAAGATTTTATCTGGAATGATTTCAACATTGGTATTATTAATATCTAGGGACAAATACAAGTCCTGTAATCCGATAACATCATTTGAATATGGAACCGCAGAAATTTCAATTGTGGAGCTTCCATCTTTCTGCAATGTGGTTGATGAGATGTTTATTGGATTCAATAAAATTTCACCTTTGATATAATCTATAGTTCCAACATTGTTTCTAACAATTATTGGACTATTGGTTGCAGACAATTTAAATAAGAAAACTCTACCCTTGAGACCATTTGCATCAGGCAAATCACCAAGATATAAAGTATCATTAAGACCCGCTATTTTAAATCCAGAAGACTTAATATTATAACCACTCATATTTTTGATATTAAAGCGGTTTCCATAACAAATCTCATACTTTGTAAACGCATTCAGATTCACCGACAAATCTCTTCTAATGACAATTGTGGTAATGTTTGATGTAATTGCCTGATCACTATCATCAATAAGTTTTAAGAACTTACTATATTTAAATCGTGAACCAAAACCATTCAGTTCGGATGATTTAGAATAGTTTTCTATATTAGAAGATACTGTAGTTTTAAGTTGTGAACTACTTTGACTTTGATTTGTATTGTAATAAACTTTACTATTTACTTCAATAAAGAGATACTTAAGGTCGATAATCTCAGTGACAATTCCCGCTACAGAGTATTTTCTTAAATCTCTTTGAATATTCTCTTTAATGGTATTTGATAAGTAATTACCATTTGTTGGTTTGATGCTAATAAAAACCTTCCCATACTTTGGTGGTGATAGTTCTTCACCGCCAAAAACGGATATTGACTTAGCCTCTGGATATACTAAAGAAACCAAAGATTCATAGTCACTTGCAGTTACTGCTCTGTTTTTAGTTGAAAAGTACTTTGGTGCATATTTACGTATTGCATCAACACTTTGAATCGCAGCTCCACCAAATGATGGTGTATTCGTAGTGACGAGTGATATTCCAGAAGTAACAACAACTTCAGTTGAACCATTCAAATATGTAATTCTTCCTGCAAAAGAGAATGAAGAAATATTATTTCCATTCTCTCCATTACAGACATTATAACTTACTTCGATTACATTTCCATCGGATAGTTGTCTTCCAAAAACACCATCACCAAAAATAAGTTCATATTGGCCGTCTTCAATCTCTTGAATCAGATATATGTTTGAATTCGCAGTAACGTTAAACAGATTCTCTGCTAAGGTATATACGGTCCTACTTGTAGAATATTGGTTACTCTTTACTGTAACTTTAATTGTAGAAGTATCAATTCCAGTATTTGGAAGGATAAATCTTTGTTTCTTATTATAAGGATCTTTTACAAAATTAGTAACTACAAAATTACCCTCAACAATATCTACATTGTCAAACAATGCAATATTATTGACTACAGGAACGGTCTTATCTTCAGAGATTGTAAATGCATAACTGACGTTTCCAAAAACATTACCTGTAGAACAAACAACTCCCCTTTTCAGGGTCATTGTTAAAGGTGTTGTAGAGAACTCAGTAGTATCTACAAAGAGAGAAATATTTGCCTTTGCTGCTTTTCTTGATCTTGGAACATAACCAATATTTCTTGCAAGAGAAACAACATTTTCACGAAGTGTTGCCGAGTCAATAAAAACCTCATTGCTAACCATATTAGCATTATATGAGGAAATATATGTGTTATAAGCAAGAACATCAACAAGTACGGAAAGATTTGATCCTTCAAAATCATAGTCAGTAAAATTTGAATTCGATCTGAGATAATCTCTAATCGAAATTTTTAACTGATCAAAGTCTAACCCTGTGAAATTTACTAGTGCCATTTATCGAGTTGACTGTAGAGCGAATGATAATTGCTGCGGTAAAACATCAATGCCAATGATTCTATAACGAATGGTTACGTTAAACTCATTTTCATCGAAATTTGGATTTACATCCACACCAATCAATCTAACTCTTGGTTCATAATTTTCAATTGTATTTCTGATTTCATCTTGAATAATCGATGCTGTAATGTCATCGATATTTTCAAATAATGAACGACTCACTCTTGAACCAAGATTTTCATTGAAAAAACGCTCTCCAGGTAGGGTAAGAACAAGATTACGCACTGAACGAGCAATGGCACTCTCATTTTTAAGAGCAATCAAGTCCGAGGTCAGAGGACTGACCTGGAAAGTCATACTTAAATCTTTAAAACTCTTACTTACCCTCTCTAGAGGCATAAAAATACTATAAATCTATCTTATTTATTAGGGTTTTTTGACTTCATAGAGGGGTTCAGTCCCATAATCCCAGTCATCATAGTCTTCATCATTTCGAATTTGTGAATGAATTTCGTTCTGATGGAAAAAATCGTGTTTTTTGGGTGTTAAATCGTCATTTGCGATCTCACGAAGCATTTTTTGCTTGCCAATCTTACTTTCCCACCCATATTCACTTGCCAAATATTCGGTTCCCCACTGATTTATCATAAAATTTTGGTCCTTATCAACTTTTTTAGTCATTTTTGCTACTGATTCGTGAAAATCAGAACTTTTTAAGGGGTTTCTATCCCTTTAATCAACTAAAAATCCTTTTCGAAGATAATCTGAATCTTCAATATACTTATATTTACCATCATTCAAAACTTTTTGGCCATTCCAGACAGGAATCGCAACATTATTTCCATAACGAAAGTCAGGATTGCGTCTAAAATGTACCTCAATCAAGTTTCCACCAATGAATTCACAGTTTATCCACTCATAATTACCTTTTAGATCATTTAAGATATTTGGAAATTCTATAAAGTTTTCTATTTTTTCCCACTTAGTCCACTTATAGAGAGGACTTTCCGGTTCCCTATATCCCTTTACAGTTAGAGCAGGCTTTTTCCGACAGTAATCAACACTTATATGATCACCTTCAAAGATTTCACACCAGAACTCAGAAGGATGCAAAGAGTCTGTGAGATTTTCTATCCACTCTCTACGAGAGAAACGCCCCATACCCAATAAGTTAAAAGAGGGACGCACAATATAAAAGTCGGACTTAGGAACTGGAATCCCCGAAGGTCCACAGTTATATCCTAAAATCCGACTTAGAAATAATTTATTATAAACCCAAAGATCTTCATTGTGAATGATATCCCACTCTTCAGAAGAATCTAGGAGATACATTATGGTTTTCCCTGTCCTCTATAACGTTTCCTTGCACCATTTCGTGAACTGGAAGCGTATTTTGTATGCTTCCCAAGTCCCTGACGAGTTGATTTGGGTTTAGATTCAATCTTTTGTTCATTCAACGAAGGCCGTTTTGCCATTTAAATTTCCTCCAATTCAAGTTGAGATACATCAAAGTCTTTATTATGATAGAACTCTTGAGAAAGTTCTTCAAGAATCTCAGTACATTCCTCGTAACTGAGATTCTGATATATTTTACGTCCTTTGTAGAGGATGTTAAACATTAGATTACGCGAGTCTTTTCGTGTCCTACTCGAATACGTGGATCACACCAAATCTCAAATCCTGTCTCTTTTGCATCGAGACAGAATGAAACATCTTCTCCACACATATCTTGAACTGCACCAGATTCAAATACTTGCATCTTCGGAGCAAACCAAGGATACTCAAGATTTTCAAAGACACCGTTCTTAATCAGAACCCATCCAAATCCAGTATAATCAACGGTAAATGGCTTACGACGCTTCTGAATTGATTCAACGGTTTCGTGATTCATCACACCACCGTTCTTACGGAAATCATCTTCTTCCAACCAATGAGCAACTGAAGTTGTGTGACCATCTTCTGTAGCATACCATCCAGCAACGATTTCTTTTTCTTCCCCTTCAGCAGAAAGAGCCATATCACAAAGTTGCCAGAACTTCTCAGTGTTGAATACAATGTCACTATCAATCCAAAGTTGATAATCATATTGTAGTTTACCATCCCAAGGAATTTGCTTCGGACCACGGAGAACATTTGCACCAAGCACTTTACAACGTGCAAAGTTTACCATTGATGAGTAATCCTGAGAAATCTGAATACTCATATTGTTTTGTACCAGATCAAAACAAAGTTGTACAAATGCCTTCAGAAAAATAAACGAACATCCTCTGCCAGGAAGACAGAAAACAATCGATTTTCCTTTCATTCTTTCTTTGATAGCCTCATAGTCCCATTGCTCTGCTGCTGGTTTGGGAGATGCTGCTTTTACTGTAAATCCTTTTGCCATAAGATTGTTTTTGTTTCAGTTCAATTTTATCAGTTTATATATGTCTTGTCAATGAGATGACTCAAAGACAATTGCCTTATTTGTCAGTACTTCTTCGTATGAAAGTATCGAATGATCTGACACTAATTCTGCAAGGCGCTTGAGGGCGATCCAGGTTGTATGAAACTCGTCTTCCGTCAAAGAATGGTAGATGCACTTTCCCTGAGCATAGATGTGATAAATTTTTTCTCCGGAAATTTTTTCCATAATCCTTATCTTGTCACAGCATTATATATGAGAACTAAAAGAAACCCAAGTGGCACCCAGATTATCTTAGGATATCGTATTAACCATCCTGCAAGTACAACCTTCCAGAAATTCCAATAAGGTTTTTGTTTCTTATTTGTATAGTAAAAGGGTCTCATAGGTCCTTGTGGCCACGGAAAATTTTTTTATGTCTTATAGTTCTCACGCTCTTTGTCACCTCTGTAGGTTAGGGTAGTTATGGGTTTTTATAACGGCAGGGCGGGCGGACATAACGCCGCCGTTATACCCATAACTGCCATTCACGAATGCTCCGAACGAATGGGAGGGGGGTCACCCCACCCCACGGTAGTCGGTGTGAAGTCCTGCCAGTTCGGCGGCGGTGAATCCGTCGAACCCTTCCCGAGCATAAGCAGCGGAGGAGTGGGAGTTGATCTGGGGGCGACCCTTCACAACGTTGGTGCTAACCCAGATGGTCTGGCGGGTCGTGCGGTCGGATGCGATGTTGTAGAGTGCCATTGGTCGGTGTCGGTTGGACTGAAAGAATTGTAGCACGGATCAGACCAGGCGGCGGGCGTGTTTGCGGATCTCACCAGCGGAGATGCTGACGCCGATGCGGGGATCCTTTGCCTTGCCGTTGCGCTTGGTGGCGTACTGGCGTTCTGCCTTAGGGAGCAGCAGGGAGAGCACCGTATCAGAATCCAGAACCCAAACCTCAGCAACCTGGGCACCCTCATAGCGGGCGTAATAGTGGCGGGGGTAGCATCCGATCTTATGGTCGATCAGATAGGCCTCCTGCTCTTCCCAGGTCGGTTGAACGCTGATGCCGTTGTAGGTCGCAGAGATCTGAGCGCCGATGGTGCTTTTGTACTCTACAGGGGTGCCATCCGCTTCGAAGGCATCAGCACCGCTGTACGTATCGGCAACGGTGTGGCCCAGCAGACAGGCAAGGTGGATCTCACGGGAACGGGCATAGGACATCGGATCACCGGCGTTCAGAGCATCCGCTGCCTCATACAGAGCGGCGAAGGCATCCAGGTATTGTTGCTGGGCGGTGGTGATGGTGGCGGTGTTCATCGGTGAGTTGCTTCGGTCCCCTTAGTATAAGGCCCCCTGCGGATCATCCGAGGGGGCCAGTGGTCAGAGTCAGAACTGGATGGGCTCGGCGGTCGGTTGTGCGCTATCGTCGCTAGGGTTGGCGATGGTCTCCAGAATCTTAAGGATGCTGTCGCCGTTGGTGCCTTGACGGAGCAGGGACAGAGCCAGGTCGCGGGTCATTTCAGAAAGGGGTAGGATGGTTGAAGCAGTCTTTAGGGCGCTGCAGTTCCCATTGGTCAGAGTGCTTCCTGTTCGTTCAGGATGCCGTAGACAACCTCAAACCCGTTATGGGTGCGGTAGATGCCAAGGTAGGCAGGACCGATGCTCACTGCCGCTGCCTCATCACCGACACGGGGGCGGGTAGCGAGGGCAGCGTAGAACAGAGGAGCAAGGAAGCGAGGGGTGCGGATCAAGCGGAATCGGGTGGTGGTGATCATAAGGATTCTACAGGGTCGGAAAGGTCAGAATGCGAGCAGTTGATCCACTTCCCATTGTGTCACAGTCTGAACAGCGCCACCGCAGTTCTTGGCAAGCCACTTGTTAATGTGCTTGGTGGTGGTGGCGCTCCACTTGTGGGCAGTGCGGATCCATCCCTTCCCAGGCACAAGGGCAGCAACGGGGGTCGTGTAGGAGACCAGTACACAAGTGCCATCGGCAAGTTGCACTTCGGTCATGTTGCTGCCGATCTGTTGGACGATCATCGGGGGTTGTCTGAACTGAGATCAGTATAAGGGGTCAGGGTGGGGTCTGTGGCGACCCCGTGTGCCACTTGTCAGTCTGTCACATCCTCCACCAGTTCGGGATAAAAGTGACTAATCTCTTCAATCAGTTGCTTTTCACTATACTTATCAAGGTCAGCATCCATAAAATCAAACAACAATGCCATTGCATCTTTGATGTCCATATCATCAAGAACCTGATTGATGTAGGCGTCTTGAAGTTCAGTGCGGTTCATAATCAGTTAGCGTAGAGTGGGAGTTTCTTACGGAGGCGGATTGCATCATCAATCATTTCACCTACCTGTTCGTAGATGTAAGATGATCCACCCACATCAGCAAGCACATCTTGAGTGAAAAGTGATGAGAAATAATCCTCTTGATTTGTCTCTTCGTTGAACTCAAATACATCGTGCTGAGTGAATACAAACGCAGCACAGGGAGCGTTCTCACCTTGAGCATCAATCATCTGATTGACACTATCACGAAGTTCAGAAAGTGTGCGGTACATAATCAGATCAGAACGTGACGATAATCAATGGATTTGATGCACCAACCTGTCCACGAAGTGATCTCTTCAATGAGATCATCTTCATCATCTGCTTCCCAGATGTGTCCTACTGTATCCTCGATGATGTCAGATTTCTCCTCAGGATGTAGATCCTCATCATCAAAATCAAACTCGATTGCAGTAACTTGAAATTGCATTGTTTCAGTAATCGTAGGAAGCGTTCAAATACTCATTGAGGTTGAAATCATCAGAGTCATCGAACTCTGGAATGTCGAAGATTTCACCAGGGGCATCTTGAATCTCACCCCAGAAGTCAGTGTCGAAATCCATTGAAATCCCTCAGCAACAAACGTAGTATGGCACGAATCCAGGACCTCCACAAGGGAGGATGTGGCACTTGTTTAGGTGGCACACTGAAATCGACCGTTGGTGAAGTTGGCGTGAGAGAATACCTCACGATTCACCAGTTTGAACATACCAAACTCATTGGTCATTACGTAACCCTCAGAGTCAATTCTTTCATAGCCGTTATGAGGAGAACCCAGATAAGCTGCAGGCCCATTGTTACGACAAAGGAACAGACAATCATCCTTAATCGACTTCACCAGTGCCCACAAACGCAACAGGTTAGCATCACAATCAAAGTCCTCAGGGTTGACTTCTTCACCAGCACGAATGCAGGCATTCAGTTGTTGCTTGATCTTCTGTGCTTCCTTATCAGTTACAAACGTTGCAAGAGTAGACATTTGACGAGCAAATCCACAGACTTCTTTTACATCAGCGAACGATTCTTGACCGTGTGCAATGTATACATCAGGTTTCACAAACTTCACACAGGGAGTATCAGTGATGATAAAGTTCATCGGATACGCTACAGCATCCCGCAGATCCTTTTCTGCAACGTAGTAAGTGTGAGGTGCAACAATGATCTCTTCAGTTACTACTTCACCAAACTGGTAAGTAATCGTGTTGGGGCAATACTCATCACTACCGCCAAAACCAATAAAATCCCCTTGAATGATACCATCGATGCGAGGCAGATAATCAAAACAAGCACGAAGAATAGACGCAACCTCACCTTGATAGAACGCATCAATTTCTTCATAATTGTGTGCAATACGAATCTTTACTTTGTTGAACACAGCTTTGGTGCCAACGAAGAACTTACCGTTCGCAGGATTCTTACCCCATACAATTGCAGGGGCACCATCAATCTTTACACTCAGGAATCCTGCAGCAGTAAACCAATCAAGAACAGAAAGGTCACCCGTGAGGATGGTATCTTCGGGGTGTTCGAGGTGTTTGTTTTGCATACGGTTAGTATGGCACGGATCAGCACCCAACGCAATGGGTCGTGGTCAGTTCGGGAAGTGGCACTGGCTGCCCACGAATGCCCCCGTGGCTGCCTTATAATATGGGGACAATCGGATGAGAGGCGGGGTAGCCTCTAAGACGAAAACCATCGCCACCGCCCCTGCTAAAAAATATTTAAAATAAAAGTATAAAAAAAGGGAGGGAATTAATCCCCCCATTCTTATCAGCAATCGCGGAAGATGTGGCAAGAACGATAGGTGCTACCATCACTGCAGGAAGTGTAATCATAATGCAGCGAAGTTTCCCACGTTGCTTCCCAATCCACTACAATTCCTTCGGGGATGTTGCAACCCATTTCATTGTAGAAAGATTCTGCAAACTCTGCCTCATCTTGATAGCAACCTTGATAACGTTCGTCGCAATCTTCAATGTCAGAAACGCATCCCATTTCATCAATGAGAGCATCTACTGCTTCATAACCGATTGCTTCACCAACACGCACATACTCTTCATAAAAGAGAACGAAGTTGGTCTCATTACGCTCATCGATGAACTCAAGCATATCATCGAGAGCATAGTTCTCCTCCAGAAGCTCATCGATCTTAGCAACTGCATCTTCGTGCAGCATTTCACGATAGGAAGCAGTCAGAGTCACGGTCATCGGTTGGTGTCTCAGGAACGAATGTAATGTAGAACGGATTGGGGAGCATTGCAACCCCCCTTGTGGCAGTTCTCAGAGTGTCACACAGGCACCCCTGCGGATTTGATTGTAACCATTGCCAAAATACCCCAGATTTGCTTGATGCATTCCATAGTAATATCGGCGGGCATTTGTTTCACTCAGATCGAAATGTTCTGCCATTTTAGCAAACGAATGCTTAGGGTAACATTTGCGATAATTGTTCAACATTTCACACCAGAACTTAGCGTGTTCAGTGAACCGAATGCTTTTCTCAGGGTGAACAGAAACAGGACGCATTTGGTGTTCCTTTGTTTGAACGAATGTAATGTAAACCAGAATCAGGAGAACCGCAAGGGGTCTTGTGCCACTAGTCAGACTGTCACAGGTTTGTGGCGCATGGGCACATCGAAAGTTGTAACTTTGTGCCCATTAACTTTCGCCCAACCATACATCAGGGCATCCTCTCTAGATACAAACTTTTGCTTGAATGTGTGGGCAATTGTATACTTAAAGTATGTGTTGCCATTCTTCTGAATCCTGCTAGAATACACCCAGCAGTTGTATCCATGCTTTCCTTTGTTAACTACAACAGGAGATGGAGTTGCCTTTTCGGGTGATACTTTCTTGAGCATGATCTCGTGTGTGGTTGACTGAATCAGTATAGGGTCAGGGGGTGGGGTCTGTGGCGACCCCGTGTGCCAGTTCTCAGGTTGGCACAAGACCGAACCGTTCGATCATAATGTCACGAACATGTTCACGGTCGAAACTATCACCATCGCACCAACGTGTGCCAGGAGTTGTCAAGTACTGTATGGTGGCGTCGATGATCATTGCATCAGTTACATTCATCGAGTAGATACCACCAGGGCCATAGAATGAACGAACGTAGTTAACAAATTCCATCAGACAAATTCGGCGAGGTAGTAATCCAGAGTCAACTCAAGTTCTGCTGCTTTCTGTTCCCATTCAACCCATTCTTCATCAGAAGCATCATTCAGGAAATCTTCCCGAGTATACTCAAAAGCAGGACCGCACATAGTCAGTTTTCAACCGAACGAATGTAATATACCAGGATTCACTTCCCTTTGGTAGTTTTCTGTGCCACTTTTACTTCTGGCACATCAGTATTCACCAGAACCTGAAGCTTGCCCACAATGGTATCAACGAAGCGCAGAACAGTTTGTAACACCTTACGTGTCTTTTCTGCCCCATTGTTCTCATTGAAGGAGCGAATCATAAATGTCACAATTCCCACCACAATCGCGGCAATTGTTGCAACATTGAGCATCAGGGTTTGGTAGAATTTCTTGGAAAAGTCTTGCATGGTTTTGTGTAGAGAATTAACCACATTGCAAATATACCAGGTTCCACAGGGGTTTGGTGAATATTATGGACAGTTCTACAAGTGGCACAAAGACATAAAAAAATCTCCCGATTCTTGGTAGAATGGGAGATCTTAAGAGATAAACTTAAGGAGACTGAACTATAGTTTCTACCAGCGGTCAGGTGTACTCAGGTCTTCGACATAAGAGTTAACCTTCTCCGCAGGCTCAAGTTCGAGTACACGTTCCCACTGAATCTGATGAGGATTCATATCTGGAAACACCTCTAGCTCTAACGTGATGCGATACTTAGTCTTTGTTGCAGACAGATAAGAACTAGACATAAGAACTCGAACTCCTGAAAAACTATGTGTATAGTATACGTGAATCTAGAAGGTGTGTCAAGTTATTGTGTGCGAATCTCGAAGTGTTCACGAGACCCTTGACAGTATATATGCGAATCTAGTAAGAATCTAGATGTATTGTGTGAATCTCGAAATGAATCTAGTATATGATGATATGATGATATGATGATATCTCGAAGTGTTTATGTGATTGATGCGAATCTCGAAATGATTACGAGAACTTATGTGAATCTAGTATGATATAACGATATAATGATATGATGTGAATCTAGTTTGATTATAAGGTATTGTGCGAATCTCGAAGTAACTATGAGACCTATGCGAATCTCGAAGTGTCTTGTGTGTGCGAATCTAGTGCGTCTCTGCGAATCTCGTGCGCGTCCCTTGACAACTCAGAGACCTTGTGCTAAGCTGCCGACGTGTAAGATCACAAGGATCCGAAGGGTTTATAAGGGTATTATAAGGTATTAACATAAGATATCTAAGGGTTTATAAGATATCTAAGGGTATTATAGGGTATTAAAAGAGTATTCATCACACCTTTTATTGAGAATGATTATCAATAACAAAATAATAGGCTATGATTTAAAAAGCCGTTTTTTTATTATTTTAATATCATATTATCGTTATATTAACTTAAATGCTTAGTTTTTTCAGTATCAAACACTGTGAACCTTGCGATACCTAAACACATAAGAACAGTCTCATGCTCTCTACTTTCTCTTGGTGTTTTCTTATACAGATACCTTCTCTGATAAGCACAACACCATACATTATAATAGATCTTATCCTTCTCCGACATATACTTCAAAGTCCATTACTTTACCATACTTAAAGTGTATTCTACATCGTGGCCAATCATCATAAGAACCATTCCATTGTGCAGGATAGATCTCAACATAATCGGTGATGTAACAGGGTTCTACTTTACCGTGTTTTCCAGTTGGAATCCATTCATAATTTAAGAATAAATGTTTTGAATCATATCGTTCATCATCCTCTTTAATATCTTCATAAGTATGTGTTTCTTTATAAGTCAATTCATACAAACATCCATCAGGTGCAATCCAATATCTTGACATAGCACGAGCAAGTCCTTTGGTTTGCATTGGTACATTAGTGAAGTGCTCTCCTAGGTTATAAGAAGAATGAATGTCATCATATAATCCCATTAGTCTACCTCCACATCTTCTGTAAGGTCTTTCATTCGTTTGATAAGAAGTTCATCCATCGGAATGACTTTCTCTTTACCAGTTTCAATATCTTCAACCAGTTGTTGTAGATGTTCTAAAAACTCTTTTGGTAGAGTGTCATCATCACCAAGATAAGACCAGAAGCAATCACGACACTCTTCATATGGATCATCATACCACATCAGAGCATAATCTTTCCAGTTACCAGTCATCAAATCAGCCCAGTTTTGGAATGAATGTTTAATGCTCTGCCATCCAGTCATCCAACAATGCATAATCCAGTAATCAAACCAGTTCATTTTAGTTTTTCTTTTTGCTGTTCCTGGTACTACTCTACTATACATATCTGGATTTTTCAACATCACGTCTTTCAGTTTCTAATTTCTGAAGATAGTCCATAATGACCTTGATAAAGTCTTCTTCTGTCCAGGTGTTGAAAATACTTTCCGTAGGAGAATTCTCATCCCAGGAGATGGTAAATGTGTTGTCTTCATTGTGTGTTACCTCAATAGTCATTTTTCTTCATCCCAAGGTGCTTTACGACTTAACACTCTGGCAATCTTTTCATTATACTCTGGTGGTTTGTTGATTGCTTCTATTAGTTTATCATATGCCTCTTCTGAAACATAAATGACTGGTGGTTTCTGGTCCAACCTCAACTTTCTTTCTGGTGAGATAGTAATATTGTACGGATCCTCATAAGGGAAAATATATTCCATATACCACCCGAGATTTAATCCTTCCCAGAATTCTTGGTAGCCCCATTCATCACCATCATTATAACAATCCAGACAGTTCAAAAAGTTATGAAAACCATCAAGGAAGAGTTCAAGTTTTGTTGGTTCTTCGAATCTCACGGGGTTTCATTACTCCAATAATACCTCAGTTTATCACCATCTGCAGAAATATTCAAGTGATAGATTTTACCATCATCACCATAAACACCAATCCAAAGTGTGCGTTCATTCATACTTTCCAGATGAAACATTTGAATGTCTTGAAGCACAATCTCATCAGGGTTTTCG